AAATTACGAGCATTTAGAATTGATGTTAGTAAAATTAGATAGTTCTTTAACTGGCGGGCAAAAGTCAACCTTTTCAAACTCTGTATCGGAAGCAAAAGCATTTCTTAATAGTTAATCTGCGTATGACTTTTTAGAAAAACATATGCTATAATTGTTTTTATGCCTGTAGAAGAACAACAAATCAACATAACAATCCCTAAAGAAAAACTCGAACAATGGAATGTATTTTTTGCACTTCCTTGTTATGACTCACATGTAACCGAACCTTTTATGATGAGCTTTTTGCAAGCTTGTCTCTATTTTAAAGAAATAGGTTTAAAGTATTCAGTTTGCACAATATCTGACTCCTTGATTAACCGCGCAAGAAATAACCTTGTTGCCAAGTTCATGGGTAGTCCAGACTTTACCCACATGGTATTTATAGATGTCGATCTTCAATTTGATAAAGAAGCTATATTAAAACTCTTGTGGCACGATAAAGATGTCATGACTGCTTCTTACCCAATCAAAGAAATTAATTGGGATAAGGTAAAAGAAGGTGCACAAGCCGACTTGCCAGCCCAAGATCTTATGGAGTACGCTACAAGATATGTAGTTCATATGACTAAGCCAGGAGAGAATCAATTAAATATTGATAATGGTGCAATTGAGTGTTATGAAGCCGGAACTGGCTTTATGCTTATCAAGCGTCAAGTATTTGACAAGATGTTTAAGAAGTATAAAAAGCTTAAATATAAAGATGATACAGGAGCCCTGCAAGGTGCAGAAGCAGAAAATGCTTATGCCTTATTTAACTCTTACGTAGATGATGACGGTAGATTCTTATCTGAAGACTATGGGTTCTGTCGTTACTGGCAGAAGATGGGCGGAAAGATTTGGGTAGATCCAACTATTAATCTAACCCATTTTGGCAGAGTTAAATATGTTGGAAAAATGTTAGAATTTTTAAAGAGAATAACACAATAACTTTTAAGTTTCCTCATTACTATATCCCTAGTTGATTTTAATGAATTTACACTAGGAGTAACATGGCCCGTTTAAGAATTGAAACCGCACCTGAGATTACAGTATATGATGAATCTTTCGTAATTAAGGCAGCATCAGGAGCAACCGCTCCATTAGCAGAATTCAAAAACTCGGCTGGTACAGTCGTTGGCAATATAGCAGCAGATGGAACATTGAATGTTCTTTCAGTTGTTAGCTCGAATGCAGGCACTACTTCGACATCACTTGCTACAAGAGGTTATGTTGATACAGTAGCTGCTGGTTTAAACTGGCACGATTCAGTAGCCTTTGCTACAGCTGCAGCTTTACCAGCTAGCACGTATGCTAATGGTACATTGGGTGTAGGCGCTACATTAACAGGTGATGCTAACGGCAGATTAACTGTTGACGGTTCAGCTCAGACTACTGGCAAAAGCATTTTAGTAAAAGATCAGGCAACCGCAACACAAAACGGAATATATACAATTACAGAACAGGGTAGCGTATCAACTCCATTCGTATTAACTCGTCGTACTGATTCTAATAATAGTGTTCCTGGTCAAGTTTCTACTGGTGATTCAGTTTATGTAGTGAGTGGAACCAATAATGGTGGCCAAGGATTTACGTTGACTACTACTGGAACCGGTACAAGTGGTGCAATTATCTTTGGCACCGACTCACTAACTTTTGCACAGTTCACTGGAACTGCAACATTTACAGCAGGTGCTGGTTTAACAAGCACTGGCAATGTACTCGATATCGCAACTGCTTCTTCATCAAGAATTGTGATCAATGCAGATAGTATTGATTTAGCAACAGTTAGCCAGACAAATACTTCTGGCGCAAACACCACTTCATTTATTAGTGGTCATACAGTTGACTCATACGGAAGAATAACCGCTACAGAAACGTCTTCGGTTTCTTTTGCTGGTTACGCAACCTTGGCTGCTCCAGCTTTAACTGGAGTACCTACTGCACCAACTGCAGCAAATGCAACTAGCAATACTCAATTGGCAACTACCGAGTTTGTCCAGAATGCTGCAACAATAGCTGTCTCAACTGCTGGCAACAACGCAATATTGAAATCTCTAATTGATGCTAAGGGCGATCTTGTTGTTGGATCAGCAGACAATACAGTTGCCCGTTTAGCTGCTGGTACTGATGGAAATTTTTTAAGAGCAAACTCCTCAGCCACATCTGGTCTTGAGTGGGGTGCTATCCCAACAATCAACGACATTGATGATGTTGGCGGAGTTACAATTACTTCAGTTGCAAGTGGTCAATTCCTCAAATATAATGGTTCAGCTTGGGTTAATGCTAGCCTTACTGAGACGTTGGGTATAACGGATCTTTCTGATGTTACAATTACTACCGCAGCAACTAATCAAGTTCTTTCATATAACGGTTCTGCATGGGTAAATACATCGAACCCAACTGTAGCTGGAAACTTAACTGTTTCAGGAAACCTAACTGTTTCAGGAACCACTACAACCCTCAATACAGAGACCTTAACAATTGATGATAATATTATTATATTAAACAATAATGAAGCAGGAACCCCATCAGTTAATGCTGGCATCGAAGTTGAGCGTGGCACATCAACAAACGTAGCTCTTCGTTGGAATGAAACTACAGATTGTTGGGAATTCACCAATGATGGCACCAACTATCAGAGAATTATTACTGACACAGTCACAAATGCCCAGGCAGCTAGCTATACCTTAGTTTTGGCAGACAGCGGCAAAATGGTAGAGATGGGCGTTGCTTCAGGAAATACTTTAACAGTTCCACCTAACTCTTCGGTAGCCTTCCCTGTCGGTACCACTCTTACAGTTCTTCAAACTGGAGCTGGCCAGTGTACACTTACGGCTGGAGCTGGAGTTACTCTAAACGGTACTCCTGGCCTTAAATTGCGCACAACCTGGGCATCTGCTACACTTATTAAACGCGCAACTGATACATGGGTTGCCTTAGGAGACTTGGTAGCATAATATGGCTGAAAATACTGGTAAAAAGCAAAATAGAAAAGCTCCTAAGCCTACAGTAGCAGCACGGAACTGCAGACTCTGCAGCTAATGCAACAATAACTGCTGCTGGCTTTGTTGTTGGGACAGTAACTGATACTGCAACGGCAGTTGCGGCAGATTTAAACAAGGTTAAAACTGCTTTAACAGATGCTGCTGTCACCCCACTTGGAACTGCTATAGCCTATGAGAGAAACGCTCCGTTTTTCCCTCCGTACTTTCCACCTTATTTCCCACCTTATTTCCCACCGTATTTCCCACCATTCTTTCCACCATTCTTTCCACCATTTTTCCCGCCGTATTTCCCTCCATGGTTCCCACCTTTCTTCCCACCTTTCTTCCCACCGTTCTTCCCACCGTTCTTCCCACCTTTCTTCCCACCATCGTTTAAGTAAACTTAAGCGTTGGTGTGGTAAGATGGTAGTTGTATATTAACTACCATTGTGGAGAATTGAAAAATGTTTGTAAATCCTTTTGTACTAGATAATATTATCCCGGTGCTGTGCTTTGCACTGACTTATTTAATTGGGAATAGCCTATATACTAATCAAAAGTTTTTGTCCATACTTAGACCAGATGGCAAAAAACATTTTGGAGAGATAGGCGCATGCTCTAACCTGGTAAAAACACTGCAATGCATTATCGCACTTATAGGAGTGACTTATTATTACATAACAGATATTAGGTATGGTAATTATCCTAATATACCTATGAGATCACTGTCTATGAATCTTATGGCAGTAGAACTTTTAAGTGTGATTAAAGCTTCTAAATATTATCTTAGAAAAGATATTATTTATCACCATTATGGGGTAATTTTTTTTGGCGCATTATCTTTAGCGGTAAACTTTAATAGTAATAAACCAGCCCAATTGCTGATTGTAATGCTATTTACAGTTAGCTTGTGCGTTCCTTATATGGTTTATAATACATTAAAAACGTATTATAAGATAGAGTATTTAAGACCATGGGCAATATTAAGTTATATCATACCTTTTCCTATTTATGTCGCTTATTCGATTTTTCAATGGAGATATTATTCATCTGAAATAATAAAGTGGTTTCTCATCTATTGGGTTCCTATTACCCCAATGTTATACACTAATTATGTGTCAATTAAATTTATTCTTAAAAGAAAAGAAAGTTTTGTACAGAAACCTAAAGGTGACCAATGATTCGATTGAAGGTGAAGGTTTTTTATCTCCCTAATTACAAGACTTCAGTTATAGTGTAAAAAGATGGTGTAGTAAATCTTTCTCCACTTATAACCTTTTTAACTCCATGTAGGTAGTTAATATCTCCAGGGTGAGCCACAGCTAAACCAGGTTTTGGCTTGACCACAATATCATGTTGTGGATAATAAAGCTCTCCACCTTCAAAGTCGTCGTTGTAATAGATTAATGAATTCAAATCATATGTAGGGAAAGGATTTGGCGATCCATCATTTAGCTGTTTGTCAGCATGTGGCTGTTGTTCAAGTCCTGGAAACCACCTAATAATTACTGGCGGTCTAACTACTACCTTGACCTTAAATGCATCCTCTAAAACATACTTCATTTTTAAAATATACTTGTCTACTAAGTTATAGACATCCAAATTAATTCTTTTAAGAATGTCACAACTACACTGTCTATTCTGCCAGTATGAAGCGTCATATGTGCATGTGCCATCTTCAGAATATGTATTCTCTCCGGCATCCATCCACTCGTTGATTGTAGGTAAAAAGTCCTGTATAATTTTTAAATCTTGTAGTTCAACAAAATTTTCTATTATAATAATATTGTCGGAAGAATTACCATAATGCCCAGGCTTAATCAACGATTTAGCATCAGAATCAAAGTCCATAAAACACTCCTTGGTAGATATCCATGTGATATAGTATAGCACTAAACAAAATAGCTAATTGGGAGAAAGTAAAATGGAATTTTTTCACGTAGGTTCTTGTGACAATGTAGAAGATAATAGAAAATTTGGCATATTCCTATATAGGAATGCAGTACCAAGAGAACTTAATATTCCAGAAAGACTAGAATCAGCTATTGGTAATAGCTCTCACGAGTTATTTAAATGGTCAGAAGCAATGGTCGGATATAACGAAAAAATGCCAGAATATAGAGATTGCGTGGACTTGAAGATGAGTCCAGCACATTGGCAGTTTCTTACTCCAGAATTTGAAGAAGTTAAGAAATGCTACGATGACGTAGACACTAATCTCAAAAAGTGTCTTGCTCACTATGAGTCTTTATATAATTTTAAGATGGATTATATGGAGGCTATTAACTTTGTTAGATATAACCCAGGTCAGCACTTTGCCGTGCACGCAGACCATGGCTTTTCCTATACGTGCACAGTGTCTTCTGTGATCTATTTAAACGATGACTACGAGGGTGGAGAATTGTGGTTCCCATATCTTAACATAAGCTTTAAGCCACAAGCTGGAGATATTATATTATTTCCATCTACTTTCATATACGCTCATGCTTCGCTAAAAGTAACTAGTGGCACTAAGTATTCTGCAGTTACTATGTTTGATTATAATGACAATAACCACAAGTATGGAACAGGTTATGGCTCAGATGGTTCTAAGGCAGATCCAACTAAAGGCATATCAAAAGGATCTAATCAACCTCTCACCTATCCACAACCATCATAAGGAGAAATAATGTTTGACAAAAAAGAACTACCAAGCTTAGAGCGTTTTGAATCATCAGTGTATGATATTTCACTATCTTCATTAGATGGCGAAGATAACATCCTTGCAAAAAACAAGGGTAAGGTAACAATGATCGTTAACGTAACTGGAGAATGCGCTAATTCCGCTCAATATCCAATTATTGAAGATCTTTATAAAGAATATAAAGACTTAGGCTTCGAGGTATTAGCAGTTCCAAGTACTGATTTTTGCGAAGATGCCTATGGAGCGTTTAAAGAGTCAAATGCAAGCCCGACACATATGCGAGATCATATGAAAGAATTATATAAGACTGATCTTCCTTTTAGTGAATTGGTTGGCATAGCTCCAGAGCCAAAGGCTGATGTAGAACAGCATCCTTTTTATAAACTAATTCAAGAAGGCAAAGACCCAATTCAAGGTAATTTTGAAAAAATAATAATAGGCAGAGATGGCAAAAAGATGTTTCGTTTCTGTAATTCGGATCTTTTAGATCTAGCTTTTAATGCTGGGGAAAGAAAAACCAACGCAGAACAAGCTCTTGTAAATATTAAAGCTGCAATAGAAGTATTATTGGATGATGTAATTTAAATTATGACACAAGTTACGTTAACTAAAACTCATCAAAATCCGCCACAGATAGTCCAATCTAGACTAAAGAGAGATTGGATGGATAACACCTATAAAAAGCATGCTTATCAGTGCCTTCCTATGACTACGGCAAATGTGCATGGCTGGGAATTGATACTTCCTCAAGATGTAGTTGTCCAATGGGAAGGTGAAAATACTAATGTAAAAATTCTTAGTGGCGAAGAATATATGGGAAGAACCCTTGCTTATGGAGGAATCATAGGTATGGTTTCTTTTTCTGTTGGTTGGGCATTCGGCACAGAAGAGGGTTATGAGACTTGGATTGGCGGTTCTCCAAACTACATGGTTGATGGAGCATCTCCTCTTAGTGCAATTATACCAAGTAGTTGGTGGCCAGATGAGTTTCAAATGAATTGGGCAATTAATAAAATTGGTGAACCAGTTACATTTGAGGCAGGAACACCATTTATGTTTTTTAATATTTTTAAAAGTGATCTTCTTGAATCAGTTGATTTTAAGGTAGACAACCTTTGGGATAAGCCAGAGCTGATGAACGCCCGTGCAGCTTACGGTGATGCAAAAATGAAGAAGAATAAAGAAGAACCGTGGACTTGGATGAAGGGCATTAAAACCGGTTTAGATGAAAAGGGCGAAAAAATTGGTCCAGCAAATTCTGGTCTTTTAAAGTTAAATAATCCAAATATTTAGTTACTATATCAGCATACATTTTTAACAAAGAAGTGAGGCACAATGTCATTTTCGTTAGTTACAACAGAAGAAAAATTAAGAAACTTAAACACTGCTAAAGCAGACTTTCAAGTAGAAATCTACAAGAATATTACAAAATTAGGACTTGATCCAGACACCTATAATATGGCTACCTGGAATTTTGATCCAGAATCATCTTCAATTGAAGAAGATTCTGAATACAGACTTAAGTGCAGTATCACAACTGCATTGGAGCGTATAGTTCATATAGATGCAAAAATAGCAGAACTATCCTAAAGGAGTAAGAAATGACTGTGAATGATTCACAAAAACAATTAATAAAAGATAAAGCCGCAAACCATTTGGAAAAATCGATATATACATTATCGTATTTATTGTCAGTAGATCCAGAAAGTGCCCTTGGAGCTTCAGATGTTGGCGAACTTATTTCGTTATCTTCGATTAGCACATCTCTTTCACCAGCAACAACTGCTGCGTTTGCGTCATTATTTAATCAAATAGAGTCTTTAAAACTATTAGGATAATAACTTATGGCAGAGAATAATTTACGTAATCCCGATTCCGACATAGACGATGATTTAGTGCCAACTTTTTCTAAAGTACTTAAAAAATACGTATATGAAAACGGAGTTGAGTTTGAATGTAATATACTCACATCTGATAAGATAAATAAAGAAAGATCTTTCAAAGGATTTTTTATTAACGACAATGACGAAGAAGAGTAAACATGAGCTATAACGCACAACAGGATCTTGAATATATAGAATCAGTCTTGGCTTTTCAATTAAATATAATTGGCCTTACGGCGGAAGACATGGATATTTTATCCATTGATGAAATTATTACTAAAGCAAGAACATTCAATTTGATTACTCAGGAAATTACTCCTGTCCAAATTGCTAATTCACCAGAACAAGGAATATACAGGGATGAACCAGCAGTTGCCATGTTAAGAAGTCAAAGAAATATAACTGTATCTACTATCAGAAGATTTTGGTGGATGCGCCAACTAGCATTAGGAGCTGTGTGATATGAGTGCAGAAAAATCATTCTTCTCTAGAGTTAACGATCTGCTAAAGCCTTACAGGACAAATGCTATAGCAAATCAAATTGAGATAGACGCCTATGCTAAGATTAACGAGTACTTAGATACTCTTCCTATTGATAAGAGAAAAATAGCAGTAGGTGGAGATATATTTATTTGGTATTTTGACACCCTTGGTAGAGAAGACGTAAAGTACAGAAGCACAGGCGGGTTCAGATATGGGGACAATCCACAAGAAAGTAGTTTCCTCATTAAGAAACCAATCAAGACTTTACTAACCAGCCCAGCACTTAGTATAGCATTTGCTCAAACAGCTGCAAGTAGATCAGATCTTACCCTAGTTAACAATCATCAATTAAATCTTCTTGAGCGTTGCATTCTGACAGAAGCAGAAATAGCCGAATGGGACTACGAAGTAATATCTAGACAGCAAGCAGAAGCTTCAGAAGGTGGCCCTTTTGACTTTATATCAGTCATCTCGTACGACATATTACATGATCCATCATTAGTTCTTTCCTATTACAATATGTTAGCTGCAAATGGTGTCATGTTAGTTACCTGGACTGCCGATAATGGAAATCTGTACGAAACTGACGCAGAGCATTCCCCTTATTTCGAAATACATCAGCATTTAAAGGGCTTAGAAAATGTATCTGTATCTCATGATTACACCAGCCTAGGAACAACAATCATCGTAAAACTATAGTATAATACTATTATGATAGTAGTTGATAACTTCATAAAAGATTCTGAGCTGTTAAAGCAAATTGAATTGTCTGAAAACTTGTTTCCCCAATCAATGGGTTCAGAAACAAGAATTGCTACTGAATTAAACTCATATCACTATGAGAAGTCAAGCTGTTTTGCCCCATACATGTTTTGGGATGGTTGGTGGAAATCTGAAACAAACACGCTTTCTAAGCAAATGATTAAATCTATATGGGAAAACAATCTTCCTTTTGATAAAGAAGATGTTTGCGGTTTTGAATATTGGACTAGGACATTCAACCCCGGCCAATACCTAGACACACATGTCGACGAAGACACTTTCCTGTATGCAAAAGAGAAAATTTTTCGTGGTCCAGCAATAGGCTGTGTATACTACCCTCATACAAATGATGTTGTAGGCGGATTTCTAGAGTTACATCCTAATGCAATTATAGAGAATACACACAACGCTCTGGAAGCAGAAAATATTAAAAATAATATTTCTTCACTTGAAGAACGTGAAAGAATAGCTTGTAAACCAAATAGACTGATAGTTTTTGATGCTGGTCACACGGTTCATAATACTACTCCTCCAATTACTGGAATAAGAAGAGTTATGATCATCAACGTTTGGCATAAGGATAATCCGCCCTTAGCTCTAGAAACCGGTGAATTTTACTATGAATGATTTTGAATTCCAATCACTTTTAAACATTGGGATTTATAAGAAGAAATTAAACTATATAGATAACAATAAACTATATAAAGAAATAAAAACACATTCTAAAAAAATTGACAATTCATTTGTTGAAGACAAAAACCATTCCTATTTTGAAGATCAGACATATCCATTTGGTGAAACAGAATCAGAAAAACTCATTGCCGCACTCCAAAGCGAAGTAAGTATAGCTCTTGGTAGGGAGATGCTACTGAATGATATATGGACCTTAACCCTAGAATATGGTCAGTCTGTTGGTTATCATTCCCACAAATCGAATACACACCTATATCCAAACGAATATTACTCCATCGCCTACTACGCAAACGCCCCAGAAGGAAGTGCTGATATTCAGTTTAATATAACTGCATGTAACACGATGGAAAGTTTTGTTTCCGTAGCAGCAGAAGAAGGACTGTTAATTATATTCAATTCTTTTATACCTCATATGACTAATAGGCATAATAACTTAGATCAAAATAGGGTTGTTATAAGCGCAAATCTTTCCCCAAAATACCCTACGCAAACACAAACTCAAGATTGGTCAGCATACGCCAGATAATAAGGTGTGTTATACTATAAAGATGAACGATCAAAAAACACCAAACATCATTGGAGATTGGCAAGTTTCTGCATTTACCCCATTTGGGGTTAGTAGCAGTACGGCTAAAATTACTTCAATTGAACCATTTGTTTCTGGAACAATTATTGGCGAAAGAGGTTCTTTAGATTTTGATAATGGAACTGTTGAAAACAACATACTCGCATTTTCAGTGATTGCAGATACTCCAATAAGAGCTACACTCGTAGTCAGTGCAGAAGTAATCGACGACAAATTTGAAGGTACCTTACAAGTAGACGAGTATATGAAGATAGTTATTAAGGGGCAAAAAAATGTCAATCTATGATATAGAAGCTACATCAATAGAAGGTGAAAAAAATTATCTATCCACCTTTAAGGGGAAGCTTACTTTAATTGTAAATGTCTCTACAAAAGCTGGTGGGTATGAGCCTAAATGTTCTAAGGTATGGTCCTATTCTAGGACGTCACGCCAGTTGTGGCAGCTACAGCAAGTCCATGATGAATTTAAGGATAGAGGATTTTCTGTATTAGCATTTCCAAATAATCAATTTGCTCAGATGGAACCAGGAACTAATGAAGAGATAATCCCTTTTGTTAAGGAGCATTATCCTTTTGTTACTTTTCCATTTTTCGAAAAAGCAGATGTCAATGGGAAAAACGAACACCCTGTATTTTCAGCTTTAAAAGGTAATGAAAAAAGAAATTATTCTGACTTTACTGCTGATCAAAGCGATAAGGCTGTAGAGAATCAAAATTTAGCTGGACAAGCAATTGCTAGAATTTCACATGGATATGAAAAATTCTTAGTTAGTAGAGACGGTATCATGGTTGCTAGATTTAACTGGCAAGATATGCCCCTAGACGAAGTGCCAAGAGTTATGGGTGCTGGTTGGACAATCAGAGAAGCTATTGATGAGATGCTAGGATAATCATGGACAACCAATCAGTCGATAAGCACATAAACAGCACGCCTTTCCCTGTTACGCCAACTATATCTCAGGATACTCTTAAAGAGATTTCTGAAATAGAAATGGAAATATTGGCTCCAGGAATTGTAGTTTTTAGAAATGCTTTTAAGATAGATCAAAAATTAGTGTTAGATTATATAGATTCTAAATCACAAAAAGCACATGAAACTAGATGGAATTATATAACTGGAGAAGATGGTGTAGAGTATGGCATCAACGAAGATGGTTTTAGATATAGGCTTGAAGACGTTCCTGCAACTCCAGTAAGACTCTTGCATCCAGTTACGGATGAAACTCCAGAAGAAGTTAAAAACTTTTTTCTTTATCTTGAAGAACAAAACTACAAATGCCTAATCAAGTATATCGACAATTACCCATTGATGATTGGTAGTATTTGGTGGAAAAATAGAGGTCATGTTTTAAGATATGGAGATGGTGGCATCTTAGGATGCCATGCTGACAATGACACTAACTATAAGGTAACTGGCGGAGTGCGATATATGCCAAGAGGCATGGTTGCATCAAGACAAACATGTGGATCATTATTATACTTAAATGATTGTGTTGATTCTGAAGAAGAATTAGACGGAAGAAATTTTACTGGTGGTCATCTTCGTTTTGTCCACTTAGGCGTTTCCTATAAGCCACAAAGAGGAGACATTATATTCTTCCCAACAAACTTTGTTGCATCTCATGATGTTGAAAGAATGGGCAAGGGTGTAAGATATTCTTATCTATCTTTCTTCGGTCAAGGTGGGGATGACATTCCAGCAAATGTGGTCATCAGCGAACCAGATAGAAGTTTTGAATGGTGTCCAGCGGTATGGCTTAATAATATTTATGATGACTATGAATTATATTGCAAATCACCATATTCAATTTATTCTAATCCAGAAAAATATAAAGTAGAACTTGGCTGGAATCCGGTTTACCAAGGTAGAAATGTTGCCCAATATAATACCACCCATGAAGCCATAGAGGTCAAAGAGGAAGTTGCAGTTGCAAGTAACTCTGATACCAATCTTCCAGAAGGCCCGTGCGGAACTGATCCAGTAGCCGTATAAGGCGGATATAATGTTAACACCAGAGCATCTTGGTTCAGGTATAGTTCTTTTTAAAAATGCTATTAAGGTAGACCAAGATACTATTCTTCCCTATATTGCATCTTTGAAAGAAAAAGCAATAAAAGAAGATTATACAATAGTCCATGATGATGACAATAAACCCATTTATGCCATAAATAGAAGTGGTCATAGATACACT